GAGTAATTGCAATATCTGTACCACCACCACTAACTGCAAACTCACCACCAGCTGTACCAATAATTAAAGTTCTTGTCGCTGTCATAAAACGAATTGCGTTTACTTGGTTTGATGCAATCGTATAAATGATAGCATCATCATCTGCTACTGTACCATGATAGTTATCATCCATGTTTTCATAATCTCCAGAAACAGAAAAGAATAATGTTTGCGGTTGAGATAAGGTTGCGGCAAATACCAATCGTTGTTCAAAAAAGGTTACGCAAGAAGGATGACCTGTGGTGTCAGAGAAAGATCCTAAAGCAAAATCTGTATCTGCGGAACTAGAAGAAGGAGCATTAATAGATGTAGCTACTGCAACTGTTGTAGAGGTTACTGAGGTAATTTTATAATGACCATCTTTAAAATGTACTAATCTTCCGACATCAGTTGATAACCAACCTTGATCATTATTAACACCAGTGGTAGAAGATAATGTTAAATTACCACTAGATCCAACTGCGGTATGAGAAGGTGTTAATGTCGTAGTAGAAATATTGTGATCCATGAATGGACCATTTTGAAAATCAACTTCAGTAAGTGTCCAAGCAGTATGACCTGTTCTTGATAATTTTCTTGCTGCATGATTAGGATGACAGATGTACATAACATCCGCAGATTGTGCAAATTTAATATCAAACAATTCTGCTTCTAAGTATGGTGAACTTATTTCATAAGCTGAACCACCCGATAATATTTGACCATTGTCTTTATAGAATCTTATATATTGATTACCAAACTCAAGTATGTAAGTTTGTGTCGTGCTAAACTCAAAAGGAATAAGTCTTGTTTCTTTAGAACTATCTTTTACTTCAGCTACATATTGTGTGCCACTTCTTCTTGCTGCACTACCATGAGGATAGACAATCATGTTTTCTAATGTCTTACATCCTGTGGAATATTTAGCTAGATCATTACGACCATCAAGTCTAGGTGATAATTCACCACCAGTAAAATTGGTTAGCTGTACTGCAACTCGTGCCATGGTTTAAAACCTTGAATTAATAAATGTATCAGCACCTACAATATCCGCCATTCCTTTTTCTGGATTTTGATTTTGACCTTCAGTAGCATCTACAAATCTTGCTTCCTTTAATTTATCTTTAAATAAATTATACATATTAGAAGCTGTTGGATTAGAACTTGTTACTGCATAAGCAATGTCTGCCGCAAGTGCAGCTGATAAAGTTTCTCTTAATAATTCATCGTATTCATTTGGATCTGTAATTCTTGCAATGTAAAGTATTTTCATAGTAGAATTATCAGTTAAAATTTTTCTACCTTCTATTTTATAATCTGCATCATAATCAAGTATAGTTAAAACTCTTAAACAATCTGCAGGTAAAGTATATTGTTTGGTAAATCCCCAAGCTGGAGTATCTGTGTCTGCTGCAAGTTGAACTCTTTTTTGTAAACAATTCCATGGATGAGATCTGAATACTGAATCTCTTACTTGGGTATATCTTGCATTGCAAAGCCTTGCATTCTTAGAATCTTCTGTCAAAGTTAAGATTGTGGATGCACCAAGTTGATTTAATGCTCCATTACAAATATCTACTACTGATGCCATACTTACTCCATATTTCTTTTTGAGTTAATTGCAACTCATCTTTTTTCTGCTTGGTTCTACTATTAATATCTTTTTCGTCAATAATTTCAACTAAAGCATATCTATATACCTTAGTATCGTCTTGCCATTGAAAATGCAATAAATCTTTAGGTTCTTTATACAATCCTAAATTTCTAGGATCAAAGTCACTTGTTGTCATTTTTAATAATATACTTTCTTCTGAGTTTTCTATTATCTTCTAATGCAAATATTTCGTGTTCAGTTCTTTCTAGTTTTGAATCAAAACCATAATGTACTTTAGAAGTATTCTTAAATCTGTCTACTAGAACATATCTGTAAACATAATTCCCTTGTCTAAAATGTAATATTGTTTTTAAGTCTTTTATTTGTTTCATAAGATAGATGGGGGATTGCTCCCCCATCCAATAGTATTATTATTCTACTGAATAAATAACAGCTACTTTAATTGTATTACTAGCAGTACCACCACCAGTAGTTATTAAAATATCAGTTTCAGCAGTTTGTTCATAGCCAAAGCCATCAATCGCTCCATCTTCTGACATAACTAATTTACCAGCAGTTGCAGCTGCAGTTGCACCAATGTATCTTGTTGCACTACCGCTATCACCAACTGATAAAGTTACTCCAGTACCTAACGCATCATGGTGGACAATTACTTCCCACACTTTTGCACCTTTAGGTAATCTTGCAACTGATATATCAGATCCAGAAGCTAAAGAAGATGCTTCATAGCTATCGTATTGTACTCTTAACTTACCAGACCACTCACCACTATCAATCTTAACGATTGGATCAGCTGTGATGTTAGTAAAGTTAGTTCCTTTTACACTTGCCATAATTATTCTCCTTTATGATTATGCTTCGTATGCTTGGATTTCAACAACTTTTTCTTCTTCCATTCTAGTTGCACCGAAAGATGCACAGTAGTAAACTTGAGTAGCATAACCTTTGTCAGCTCTCTCGTCTATTCTTGCTGTAACATCTTTACCAACACCTAGACCGATACCATCCATTGCATAAGCTATGCACTGTCTGTTAGAACCAGTTGTGTTTAGTCTGTTAGATACGATAAAGTTAAAACCAAGGAATGAGTTGATTTCACCATTTGCTAATGCTTTAACAGTGTTGAAATCAGAACTTGTTACCTCAGTTGTTCCTAATAAATCAGTGATTTGTTTAGGACCTACCACAATGTATCTAGCGATTGATGGATCAACAGAATTTAAGTCAAGAATTTCTTTTGCACTTCTTAACTTAGCAACAGTTAAACCATTTGTTCCACCTTCAGTTATCTTCTGAGAAGAAGGTAATATAGTTGAAGTTGAACCAGTTTCGCCAGTGAATGCAGTTCCTAATGCAGCACTGATTATTTCATCATCCATAGCTCTACCCATTGCATAAGCAGCAGCTTGAGCATAAGAAGATGTAGGATCAATTAAGAGTCTTACTTTATCTTGATCGTCTATTAGGTCAGCGAATTCATAATCCACTAATGAAACTCTTCTTCTCGCATGAGGAGTATCAATTTGTGGAGTGTCGCCATGTCTGCTAGTTCTTTTAACCGCAGTTACAGAACCAACTTGGTCAAAGAACGCATTCTTACCTACAACACTTTCAAGACGAACTTTATCTCTTAATAACGATCCCATTTGTTGAGATAGCATTTGAATGTTAGCAGAATACTGCTGCACAAATGCTGTAGTTATTTGGTTAGACATATTTGTCTCCTTTAGTTGTTAGTTATAGTTAAACAATCAGAAAGGTTCTCTGTCTCACGACAGGCATCTCTTGGATTTAAAGTCTTTTAGACTACAAGACTATTCCTTGTTGTCAGAAAGGTTCGATTTACGAATTGTCTTTCTTTTCTTAGGAGAACTTTCATTCTCCTTAGAAACCCATTTATAATATTCCTCGCAGATTGGCAAGGGGTTTGATCGTTGATTCTCATTACCATTTTCTTTAACGATTCTGAGAATCTCCAATCTTAATTCAGCATCAGTTAAATTATTATCCATTGAGCATTGACCTTAATGTAAATACTTGTTGAACAATCTTGTCGTGATCTGGATGACCTTTATTCCAATATGGACTATTCTTATCATTTACAATCGAAGATATTTCAGATTCAATATCTTTACCTTGATCTACATTTTCAGATTCTGTTGAAACTATTTTATCTTCAGACATCATACTTGCAATTTTAGCAAAGCCTTTAATAATATCTGGATGATCTCCTAGTCTTGTTCCATCTTGTAATTGCATATCTAAAACATCTGCACTAATATTAGCTTTAGCTATTGCTCCAGCTTTTTTAATATTATCTTCATAAGCTCTACCCCACTCTTGTCTAAGCTGTTGTTCGGCATTTGCTTGTGCAGTTTCCATATCAATTCTTGATTGTTGCAATGATCCTTCCATCGAGTTTTTATAAAACTCCAGAATACCTTGAGCTTGTTTATTATTTAAACCTAGCTTATAAGCATTTTCTGTAAAAGATTTAATTGCACTTTCATCAAATGGAACAATTTCAGAATTACTTTCTAGTTTATATTTATCTGGAGATTCTGGTCTACCCAATTTATTATAAACTTCATTCCATTGATCTTCTGTTGAATTGTTATTAGGCACAGCAACTTTATCTTGACCAATCATTCTTGTGGCATTGATATAAGATTTAGCTAGTGCATCAATCTCTGTAAATTTTGCAATGTTTGGATCGCTTCTAAATTCTTCTGAGATTGCTTCTTTCCAAGACTTCGCAACAGTAGGTTGTTCAGTAGTAGAAGAAATTGGTGTTTGTGTTTCTGTAGTAGTTTGTGTTGTCTCTGCTACAGGCACAGTTTCCTGTGTTATCTGTTCTTGTGACATAGTTATTTACCTTTTGTGTTATCATTTTGGAGCATTGATTTAATAAATAGAAGTACACTCCTTTGACCTTCCATGTATGCACTTTCATGACTATCTCCTTTAACATTAGTAGTAGACAAAAAGTGACATCGTTTTTCTAAATCAGTGACAACTATTTTGCCATCATCTGAATTAAAAATTCTTTGATATGCTTCCCTTAAACCTTTTATTTGTTTTTCAAATTGTTT